CTATTTTATAACTTGTATTAATTAATAAAGGGCCAATAAAAAATAAAGCAAAATATCTTCCTGGTTTATCAGTAACTTTCATATTTAATCTAAATAGTTATTATTAATATCTTTTTTAATTTTATTAAACGGAATAGCTAACCATAAATTCTCTCCGCCATTTTTTGATCCATTAATTAATAAATCTAGAGTTATAAATATTATAGGAATCATAGATAAGAAAACAAATAGTGACATTATAAAAGTCAGCATAATTTCGCAAAAAAATAAAAATTTTTTTTTATTTCAATTATGTAATTTATTTTTTTTATTAAAATAAATTTCAATTGATTCCCAATATTCAAAGAATTGTTGTTCCGTCCAGGGTAATTGTTGACTGTTGATTAAAGAGTTATTAAATTTTTCAATACGTAATAATTCTTGTTGTAAATTCTTGAGAGGATTACTTAATATAGGATTTCGATTACTAGCTTTTTCCCAAAATTCTTTACTATACAAAAAGCATGCATATTGACTGAAATATAAATTATCAAATATATTATTACATTCTTTATTAATTTGTTTTAAATTTACAATATCTTGTAATTTAAGATAATTTGATATATAAGTTATAAGGTCACCGTGTAAAGTTGGTAACATTATAATATATATTTACAAAAATTGATTCTAAAAATAAATAAATCAATTTTTTTATGAATGAGGCAATGAAAAGATTAATATTTATATTTTTTTATATATTTTAAAAATTGAAATAAAGAAAAAAGAAATAAGAAAAGTAAATGACGGAATCAATGGAAACAGATACTACTCAACAAATTTGTGAGGATGATTTCAATCCTAATTTATCATTATATTTACCTTCACTTGATGAAGAAGTAACCCAGTTAGCATTAACAACACTTTTTCAAAGTAATAAGATTGGAGTAGTTGAAAGAGTAGATTTTGTATATAATACTAAAGGAGTACGTCAAGGATTTATTCATTTAAGTCAATGGTTTGATAATACTGCAACTCGAGAATTACAGAAAAAAATTTTAGATAATAAACAAACAGCAGTAATCAAATGTAAAAAGATGTCAGGGCATAAAACTAATAATTTAATCATTCTTCCTAATCGAAATCCTCGTCAATTAGGTCATACTGATTTACTATCACATCTTCAAAGTAGAATTTATTTTCTGGAACAACAATTTCGAGAATTAAATACAGGTAATAATAATTTACCGAATAAGCGTAATCGAGTTAATTTAAATAATTAATTAATTTTAAAAATTGAATATATTTTATTTTTTTTAAAAATTAATAAAATATAATGGGTGCAGGAATTTTACCAATGTGTTTATTTCAATCTAGACTTTTATTTCTATTTGGAAAAGATACAAAAAATAATTTTTGGTCTGATTTTGGAGGAAGACAGGAAGAAAATGAAACTGATTTTGAAACTGCAGTTAGAGAAGGTGCCGAAGAACTAAATGGATTTATGGGATGTGGTAGTAAGTTAGCAAATTTAGTAAGTAATAATAATTTACTAACAATTCATTATGATAAATATAAAGTATTTATATTTTTAGTTAATTATGATAGAAATTTACCGAAATATTTTAATAATAATTATGATTTTATGAAAAAAACTAGTTTAGTTAAAGATAGAGAAGATAAGGGAGATGGATTATTTGAAAAAAATGAAATTAAATGGTTTTCTCTTGAGGATTTAAAACAGGAAAGAAATAAATTTAGATTGTTTTATAGACCGATTGTAGATATTTTAATTGATGAAAATGAAACTCTATTAGTAAAGACAAAACAACTAAAATCTAAATAATAATTAATGATTAAAAATATTGATTTTGAAAAATATAAAAAAGAAAATAATAAATTAATCCAAGATTTTTTAATAAGTGATAAAGATAAAAGTAGATTAGGAATTGTATATACTCCTATAAAATTAGTTGAAAAAATTTTAGAATTAATACCGATTGATACTTTCAATAAAGAAACAAAATGGTTAGATATAGGAGCTGGATTAGGTAATTTCTCATTTATTATTTATGAAAAATTATATAAATTAATTAATATAGATAATGATAATATAATTAAAAATTTATATTTATCGGAAATAGAAGATAAACAAATTTTTTATTTAAGAAATTTATTTGGAGAGAATATAAATTTATTTAATAATTTTTTTGATATTCCTGAGAAATATAATAGTTTTTTTGATGTTATAGTTGGTAACCCTCCATATAATTACGGAAAGATTAAAACTCCAACAAATAAAGAATTAAATAAAAAAGATGAGGGAAAAAGTATTTGGCAAAAATTTATAATAGAATCATTAAAGTTATTAAAATATGGAGGATTTTTATCATTAATAGTGCCTGCAATTTGGTTAAAACCAGATAAATCTGGTATTTATTCTTTATTAACTAGTTATAAAATTATAAAATTAAATTGTTTATCTAATCTAGAAACTAATAAACAATTTCAATATAAAGCTCAAACTCCAACTTGTTATTTTTTAATTGAGAAGACATTACAAATAGAAAATAATATTTTAATTTATGACGACATATATAATAAATATATAAATTATAGACTTTTAAATAATTATCCAATACCTATGAATTTTGTAAGTATAATTAATAAGTTTTTGAAAAAAGTAGATAAATTAGGAACATTAAAAGTGTATAAAACTAATTGTTTATCAAGTAAAAATAATTTATCAACAGTTAAAAATGAATACTATGAATATGAGAATATTTCTTCATGTTTATTAGGTGGAATAAAAAAATTAGAACCTTTTAAGATTAAATTTTATTCAAATTTTCCATGTCAATTTGCTTTTGATCAAAAATTAATTTTAGCTCATAAAATGTATGGTTTTCCTTTTTTTGATGAAGGAAATATTGGTATATGTTCTAGAGATAATTATATAATTAAAGATTATTCAAGAAAAGAATTAATTAAAATAGGAAAATTTTTGTCTTGTAAAACTTTAGTTTTTATTTATTCGGTAACAGCTTATAGGATGAAATATTTAGAAAAATATATATTTGATTTTATTCCGAATATAAGTAGTGAAGAATTATTTGATGATTTACCAGAAGATATAAATGAGAGAGATAAAATAATACAAGAATATTTTGAACTTTCTGAGAGAGAGAATAGAATAATTAATAGTTCTGTTAAAAATTATAAATTTTTAATGTAAAATTGAAAATTAAAAATAAAAGTATAAAATATCAATAAATGTCGAATACTGTAGGGGAATCGGGGGATTCTGGGGATTGTTATGATGATATGATATTTAAATTTAGTGATATAGATGAAAGTTTATCTGGATGGGATTTAGTAAGAGATCAAATGCCTAAGATAGTTAGACAAAATGCTTTTAATATTAACCAGGAAGTAACAGGAATAGAGGATATTTATAGAAGTATTGAAAATATATCTGATATTTTAAATGGTGTTAATTTAAATGATAATGTAATTATAGATAACCAACCGGTTGTTTCTGTTAAGATAGATATTTTATCAGAAAAAAAAGTAAAATTAATTTTTGATATAAATTAAAATTTATATTTACTTAAAAATTCATCACGAGTCATAATTTTAATGTTTTTTTCTTTAGCAGTATTTATTTTACCGGATTCTTCATCTATATCTTTTACAATTAAAAGACTTGTTTGTTTGTTAATTGTATCTTGAATTTTAATATTAAATTTATTTAATTTTTCAATCATTTGTTTATCGAATCTAAATCCGGTAGTTACAATTTTTGTATCATTTAATTCGTGTTTTTCAAAAGTAATGGGTTTTTTTTCTGTATTTAAATTTAATTTACTGAGAAGGTTAGCTTCACTTAAGAATTTTATAAAATCTGGAATATGATTAACAAATGTTGTACTAGTTTTATTTGCAATTCCATCGACTTTATTTAACATTTTTATTTTTTCTTCATTAGATTTTTCTACAGTAAGAATATTTGGAAGGGCTTCAAGAATCGTTTCAAATCTTTTTTCACCAAAATTTCTTCCCCAAATATTTGATCCTACCATAAGATTTATTAAAGATGCTTTGTTAATTTGTTCATGAATATTGTGATAAATTTTTTCAGCTAATTTTTTCTTAAACCCATCAACTTTTAACAAATCTTGTACATCCATAGCTAAAATAGCTGGAACAGATCTAAAACCTGCTTTAATAATTCTATGGATATTGCCAGGTCCCAAACCCTCAACCTCAAGAGCTTTAAAGAAAGTAGTTATTTTTCTCTCTAAAACTTCTTCACTATCATCTTTATCAATTAACATAATTTCTTTATGAGTTTTATTCCATTCATAAGGTTCATTAGGGAATAAAGGTTCTGGAGCTGGTTGAATTACTTTATCAATTTCAGGAATAACATCACCAGCTTTTTGTAATAGAATAATTGCTCCAATGCCTATTTTATTTACTAGAATAAATTCTGCATTTTTTCCTGTTACAAAATTAATAGTAGAACCTCGTAATTTTACTGGTTCTATTTGTACTCTAGGGGCAAGATAACCATCTTTTGTTGGAGTCCATAATATATCTAAAACTTTAGCTTCTGCTTTTTGATCACTAAGTACCATCTTAAAAGCAAATGCATATTCAGGATTTCCCTTAGGTCTTGGATAAATTTCATCATTAACAACTATTATTCCATCAATTTCATATTTATAACTATCTCTCCAATCGATTAAACATTTTGATAAAATTTCATTATCAATCTTATCAATAGTTTTATTCAAGACACAATCAATATTTATTTTTTCAAGAAGATCCATTTGTTTGCTCGGTTTTAATGAAGGTTTTATAACTTCATATGCAACAAAATCTACATCTTTAATTTTTTCAGTATCAACTGATTTGCTATTTATAATTCCAGCTACCAAATTTCTAGCATTAGCAATTTCTTTATTAGATTTAGTTTTTTGTTTTTCATATTTTTTGAAGTTTTCTTTTGATATAATTAGTTCACCTCTAATAGTAATATCTTTATCTTCAGGTAATTTCAAATAAGGAATAAAATAACTAATATCATAACCAACTGTTCCTTTTCCTCGAGTGTATAATTTTTTCTCGCCATTTTCAGTTGAATAAAGTGCCGACATTCCATCTAATTTTGCAGAAATAGTATAAGGACCTTTATATTTTTTAATCCATTTTTGAATAGCTCCCGTATCAGGTTTAATTTTGTCCATACTCCATAATTCATAAGGTAATTTAACTTTATTTCTTTCAATATTAAGTTCACAATCAGCATGACCATCTTTAGCTGGTTGATTTTCAGGATATTTTTCAAGAATATATTCTCTTAAAATATCGTATTGATTATCAGTCATTATAGGATTTTGATCGCAATGATAGCTAGTATTAGCACTTTTAAAGAGATCAGTTAGTTCAACTTCGCTTAATTTTAAAAGACCATTTACTCCTTCTTTTAAGAATAATTTTAGATTACTATCAGTTGGTGTTATTTTTTTTTTAAGTGTATGCTTTTTTTTAACAGTAATTTTTATTTTTTGATTACTAGTATTTTCAATTGGAGTTTCAGTAGGTGGTTTTTCAGTAATTGGATTTTCAGTAGGTGTTTTTTCAATTGGAGTTTCAGATGGAGCTTTTTCAATAATTTCGATAGATTGTCCATTTTGTCTTTCAGTTGGAGATTTATAGACAAGATTTAAGAATTCAAAAATTGATTCTTCATCAGGGAAATAAGTTGATAGAGGTTCTGTTTTCTTTCCTTTTACCATTTTATAAAGTCCATGTTCATTTAAACTAAATCCCATATTATTAGCATGTTCTCTCATCACTACATTGAAATATTTACTCCCAGTAAAATATAGAATAGCGAAAGCATATTCATCTGGAGGAGCATATAGAAAGTCTAATCGTCTTGCAATAGAATTAGGTTGATTAAGTTTAGCAATAGTCATAGATTTAGTACTTCCTCTTGAAAGAACTTCAATAATAATTTTTTTTTTTATAAGTTCATCTAGTAATTTGTTATAGACAGAGATATCATTATTTTTATTAGTAATGATTATATCAATATCTCCAGATGTTTCTGCACCTCTTCTATAACTTCCAACGATTTCAAAACTAGATCCAGGAGTAGCTATTTCATTAAAATTTTTTTGTAACATAATTTTATATTTTTCGATTTCGTTTCTAGGGATTCTTTGATTAATTTGTGTAAAATATTGTAGTCCAATTTTTTGTTTAGCATTAAGTAATTTTTCATTTTGTTTTAGAGTTTCGATAGAAGTAATACCTTTGTCAATTAATTCTTTAGCTTTTTTTGGACCAATTCCATGAATTTTAGTAAGGAATATTAAAGGGTTATTTTTTTCTTTTTCAATAGCATTTAGTTTACCGGTTTGAACAAATTCATTTAATTTTTCTATAATTGTTTTGCCAATATTTGGTAAATTTTTTATTTGATTAACAGAATAAATTGGTTTTTCATATTTAATTAGTTGTTCTTCTGCTCTTGCATAAGCATTTGCTCTAAAATGTTCACCTAAAGCAGTTTGAATCTCTCGAAGTTCACCCAGAATTTTGATGAAATCTTCATTATATATTTTTTTTTCAAGATCATCAGGTTTTGGTGGGTTCATTATTTTTGTTTGTTGTTTTATTTTTAAATCTCTCTCGGGAGAGTTTTCTTTTTTTGGAGAGATATCAGAAGATTTCAATTTTTTTTTAAGAGTAATTTTAAATTTTTTTGATTTATTTTTTAATTTTTCAGTAGTTGTTGAATCCATATATATAAAAATATATTTATAATTTTTATATATTAATAAAAGTTTATGAAAAATATTTTTTAATCCAGTTATTAGAAAAAGATTTATCAAGTAAAATGGTGGGTCTTATTTTCGGTTTTTTAATAAGATTTTGTATTTTTTCATCATCGCTATTTGTAGGTACCATATATATAAATTAAGATTTAAATAAAATAAAATAAGAAAATATAATATATGACAGAAATAAATGATGAAGAATTTATTCATGCAATTTTCGCTCAAATGTGTTCAGGTAGATCTATGCAAGATAGATTAATAGAAGATTTTGATTTAAAACAGATTAATAGAGATAAAGATATAATTATATTATCTAGATTAGATCCGATAATAATATCTAATGGATTTAATACATCTAATCTTTCATTAAAAAATAAGAAACGTACAAGAAAAAATACATCTAAGAAAAAAAAATAAATCTTAGATAATAATATATGGATTTAACAATAATCTTACAAATTTTGCAAGTATTTCTTGCAGTATATGTAATATTTTGTTTTTATATAAATAAAAAATCTAGCAAGACTTGTAGTTGTTGTGGTTTAATATTATTATTAGTTGTAACTATAATGATAGTTCCTCCAATTGGAAGAAATTATATGAGTGCTGTAACGATTGATCATTTAGATAAATAAGTTAAATATTAATAATTTGATCAATAGATACATTTTTAATGTTTTTAATATCTTTAATAAGTATTTTAAAAATATCGTCTTTTAACTCTTCAAAATTAAGAGTAAATATAAAATAATGTTTGAAAATTTTATGACCTATCCCCTCTAATTCATGAGCAGAATATGAATGATTTGCTTGATATTTTTCGGCTAATAACTCTAATTTGCTTTTAATTTGAGTTAAAGATGTAATTTTTTTCATATTTACACACAAATCAATAGTCAAGGTCATATTTATATATATAAATTATTTAAAAATTATTTAATAAATAATTTATTAATATGGAAAATTTAACTTTTATTTTGTCGCAGTTTAATAGTAGTAGTTTTGATTTTAATGAAACAATATATTTATTAAATAATTTTACTAAAGATTATGATTATAATGTTAAAATTATAATTTCACTATTTTTTACATTTTTTTTATCATATTTTGGTGTAAAAAAAATTAGACCTCGAAAGAATAGTAAAAAAGAAGAGGACAATGTTATAATTTTAGATAGTTATTTTAATAAAGGATTAGAAGAATTTAATGAACTAGAATCGAGACACTTGACTGATGATGATAAAGAAAAAATTAAATCGACAGAAATTGATGAAACTACACCAATTGGTTTAGTTAAAATGAGATATTCTTTAGATGATGAAGCATTTATTTATTATGCAGATCAAGATATATCTTATAAGTATTTAGAAGTAGTATCAAGATTATTAGTAAATAAATTGGGTATTAAAAGTATATATATTGATTATTTTAAAGAATTAATAAAGGCAAGAGATATTTATAAAGAAAAATATAGTGATAAAAATAATGATAAAAATAAAAAATCAGTAAAAAATAGTATATATGCAATTTCAAATAATAGAAAACTTCCAGAAAATACAAAACATTATATAAGTCCTGAGAAGTCTAATAAATATATTAAAAGAGGAAAATTAAGAGATTTAATTGAAGAAAATAAGATAAAAGAGAGAGAAGAAAATAAAATTAAAAAAGTACAAGAAATAAGTTTTAAAGATTTTAAAAGAAATAAAAATTGAATATAAAAATATTAATAAAATTAACACAATGATAATGAGATTGACAAGGATAGTTTCTAGAATAATTTATAATAGACATAAATTTATAAGAAAATTGGGTTGTCCAGCTATACAAATGCCTGATGATTTTCCAATTGAAAATAATATTAACTTTATTTTAGATCATGGATATGTATGTCCAATATGTAAAGATACAGGAATAGTGCCGTGTAAAATGTGTAAAAATGGATGTGTATTTTGTGGTTATTCTAAATTTATAATTTGTAAATGTAGATTGGATTTTACATAAAAAATAAAATAATAAAATTTATTTTATTTTTATAATAATATGAATGAAATAGGTTGGGTATTTATATATATATCAGCATTTGGATTAAGTGAATATTTTGTGAAAAAATATTTACATGAAGATATTATAGTTATTTTATACTATAGTTTAATTTTTAGTATAGGAATTTGGTGTTTATATAAATCTAATTTTAATAGATATTTTAAAAATCTTAAATTTAAAAAAGAAGATTAAATTAATTTTTCTAATTTCATAGATCTAATAAGTCTTGTTACACCTATTCCACCACCACATCTTTCCATGAAATGAAATCTTAAGTAGTCATCCATTTCTGCCATAGTTCTTTCTTCACCAAATAATTCATAAAGTTTATCTTTATAACTACCTTCCATAATAGTCTTAAATCTATTTAACATTTCTTCTTTATCTGTTTCTCTTTCAGCAGAACCAATAGTTTCTTGTCCACTAAGAATTACATCAACTTTCTTTGCTGTTTTGCCATCACCTTCACGTTTCATATTCCAAAATGGTGATGTAAATTCAGGAAAATCTGTAATAAAATAGGTTGGTGAATAGTCAGTATATAATTTTGTTTCATGTTCATGTTCTAATTCCTGTGTTCCCATTTCTCTTGCAATATCCTCATATTTTTGAACTAAAAATTTTTCATTATCATAACCTAGATGTTCTAATAAGTCTTTTTCTAATTTAATTAAAACATCCATACCACCTTTTGTTTCAAATTCGAAAAGTGGAAAAATGATATCATGTCTTCCATCTACTGGATTTTTTTCAAGACGATAACTGGTAGTCAAACAAAAATAGCCTGCTACATCGGGATTTTTAAGTAATTCATATTCAAGCCACATTTGGCCTGTTTGCGGTAATGGCCACTTAAAATCTGCATAATCAAAACATGCAACATTAAATGGATCTTCACAAGCAGCAAGAATACTTAACCGATTTTGAGTCGATACTTCGATAAAGTTTCTACTAAGAAAAAAGCTTCTTAATTTTCCAACTACAGCATCAAATTCTGTAGAATTAATAATTAAAGGGCTTTCATATGGACGCAAAAACTTTGATTGTTTTTTGCAACAATCAGACTCTGTACAGGTTTCTTGTTCGCTAGCCAACATTTTATTTATAAAATATTTTATTTTTAAATTTATTTACTAAATTTATTATTTTTCCATTCTAAAAACCCGATGCTTTTTTCAATAGAGAAAGAACTTTGTAATTGTTTTTCTGCTATTTTCATAACAATTTTTTCATCATTTGATAAATAATCAATATATTCTTGTATAAGATCTGTAAGTTTAATATTTGAGACCGATTCACTATTAGTACTTTCCATTTAATAATATTAATTAATTATTATTAAATTCAATTTTCACTAATATAAAATAATAATTCTGCACCACTTTCTAAATTTGATTTTTTCAACAAACGTGTTAATGATTCATTTATTGTATAACCATTATTAAAAAGAAAATTTATAAAAATAGGTAATTGTTCTATACATAAAAAATTATTAATATCATTTGGATTCATAATTGCATATAAACACTGATTTTTACAAGGATTATAGCTTTCAAATGGTGATAATTTATTTGGACTAATTTGTTTTATAATATGAGATAATTTTCCTCTAGGTCGAGGATTTATTACTAAAATTTTTATATAATTTGTATCTCTTGATAAATATGAAATAATATTAACTTGATACATTTTATATTAATCAATATTTAATTTGCTAATAAAATTGATTTCTAAAAAAGTGTAAAATATTTTATAAAATGGAGAATAATTCAGTAAATGCAGAAAAATATAATTTTGCTGTTTTTAGATTTAAGATTGATCCTGATCTTGTTGAATTACTCACAAGATTCTCTATAGAGCATCAATTTGATAGTAGACAAGATTTTAAAGAAGCTTGGAGTAAATGGAAAGAAATCAATCAAGAAAATATAGATAAAGAAGAAAAAAGAATTAAACTATTAAATTACAAAGGAAATGTTGAAGAAAAATTATATAAGGCAGCTAGATATTATTATAGAAATAAATTTAGTTTAGAAAGAAATCAAGAAAATAGTCAAGATACAGAACCAACAAAGGAACATAAAAGGGAATACATTACATTACAGAATGACTTTTTAATCGAAATTGATAATCATATTAAAAAAAATATTAAAAATAAAGATTATACACCAGCTAATGGTTATGAAGATTTTTGTAAAAATAATATTGAATTAATAAAAAAAGAAATAGAAGAATTACTCCGAGAGAGAAATGATTTAGGAGTTGAATTTATTACACAAAAAATGAAAAAAGCATATAAAAACCGGTATTATCAATTTAAAAAATATAATTAATTATGTTATATATCATTATGAGTAAGTTATTAGGACAAGGTGGATTTGGATGTGTCTATTATCCAAAATTAACATGTGATGGAAAATCTACAAAAAATTATAAATATGTTTCAAAGTTGCAAACACTCTCTCCAGAAGTTTATAGAGAATTGAAAATAGGAAAAAAAATAGCTAATATTCCTTATTATAATTTACATTTTGGTGTAATAACATCATCATGTAAGGTGGATTTAGGACAATTTAAAAAAAATACTATTTTAAAAGAGTGTGAAGTTGTAAATAAGAATCCAGATGAAGAATATATATTATCTAAAATTGAATATATTCCAGGAGAAGAAATGAAGGATTATTTAATTAATCTTAATGATGAATCTACTTATTTATTTATAACTTTAAATAGTTATTATTTTTTAATGAATTCATTACAAATTTTAGATGCAAATAAAGTATGTCATTATGATATTAAATTTGAAAATATAATATATAATTTTAATGATAAAATTCCAATAATAATAGATTTTGGATTATCTTGGAATTATAATGAAGTAGAAAATTTTATTGATTTAAAAGATTTAAGACAATATTTTTATACGTATGCGCCGGAATATTATATATGGTGTCCTGAAATACAAATTATTTCTTTATTAGTTAATCATTCTAAAAACGAAAATACTTTAAATCAAAAAATATTAACAATGATAATTAATCAGGTTGTAGAAGGTATGGGAATTTGGGAAAATTTTACAGAACAATTTAAGGAAGAAACAATTAAAAGTATGTATCAATATTATGAGAGATTTTTAGATAAGGAAAATAAATATGTAATAAATGAACTTTTAAAATTTAAATCTACTTGGGATAGTTATTCATTAGGAATATCATTTTTAAGACAATATATAAGAAGAATAAAGAAGGTTCAAAATAGTAAGATAATTGCTTTAATGAATGTAATGATTCAATTATTTTTATATAATATCTCTCCCAATCCAGAAAAAAGACCACAAATAAATCAAATAAAAGAAGTATTATATAATTCTTTTATTAAAGATTTTAAGGAAAAAAATATAACTACTTATTTTGAATATGAATTTCAACCTAGTAATTATCAATTTTACAAAAATGAAATTATACCATATTTAAATTTTTTTCATAATTAAAAAATAATATATTCTTGAATATGTTCATTCTTTACATCATTATTGGAGTTATTTCTTTTATATTTTGGATTTGGAGCTGGTGGTGGATTTACATTACTAGATTCACAATTTTTTTCACAATTATCATTATCACAACATTTATCAGTAGGTGGTTTAATAATTAAAGATTTATATCTTTCTTCAAGAGCAAATCTTCGTAAAGAAGGAGCATTAGGAGGGTTTGGATTCATTATATATAAATTGTTAAATTTTATATTTTATATTCTAATTTATATTTTTTATTTTTATTATTTTTAAAAGTTTTTGATTTACCTCCTTTTAAATCTCTATTAAATTTTTTTTTTGTTTTAATGATAATTTGTTTGAGAGATTTTTTAGGATTATTTTTAATGGCATCTCGTAAATAATTATTCCAAGTAGTATTTTTATTCATTCTATTATAGTATAATATTATAATAGAATAATTATATATTTATCTTCTCATTCTGCAACTTCTTTTCTTTTTTCCCGCTCTATGGGATTTTCCTCTATGTTTCTTATGATGTTTTTTATGAGATTTTTTATGAGTCATAGAATGTCCAGAGGATTTGTAAGTTTTCTTAGCTTCTTTTAACGCATTTTTAAAGCTTAAACCTCTCGCTTTTTTCACTGCTAAAACATGTTTGATCCATTCACTAGCCATTATATATATATATAATAATATTTAAATTTCAGTATTATTAGAAATATCTGTAATTATATTATTTTCATTTACACTTTCAAATAATGCTAATTGAAGTTGTCTTTCTTCATTTCTTTCATAAATTAAATCAATCATATTTCTTAAGGTTATGCTTATATCTCTTTCCCTAAAGTTATTTTCTGGTAATAATGGTTCTATTTCACTATTATTGGGAAAGGATACACTAGAGTTATCTACAATTTCTTTTGAGGAAAATTGTTCTCTACAAACAGGACATTCAGCTTTTCTTTCATTCAACCATTTTTTAATTGCTTCCAAATTGAAACAATGTTTACAAGGTAACATTCCTATTTCTTCATTTTCTTCAAAATCTGTTTGAAAAATGGGACAACTAGAATTAATATTTAATGTACTATTAAAATTTATAATTTTAATTATGTTATTGGATGGATCATCTAAAACTTTTAAATATTTATTTTTATCATGAGAGAAACTAGTTTCTAATATTCTTCTAATTATTGAAGAATTATTATCTATATTTTGTGTGTTATTATTTATAATCGAATTTGGATTTAAATTACTATTTAAAATTATATTTTCATTATTTTCATCATAATTTGGTATTAATAATAATCTTTCTAATGCTGACCATCTTCTTCTTCTAGTTCTTCTACCTATTTGAGGAAAATTTAATTCATAATTTGGTATTACACTATCTGGAATATTTCCAATACCTGGTTCTATATCATTAACTCCATTCATATCATCTCCAACATCATCTTCAACATTATCTTCAACATTATCTTCAACATCTTGGGCAATGACATCAACATCTTCATTATTTTCATTTTCATTAGGATAATCATTTTCATCATCATGACTATTATTATCATTATCAAAATTTTGATAACTTAAATCAGGATTTTCACTATTTAAATTATTATTAGTATAATAGTATGCATTAATTTCCCAAGAAAAAATATTGTTTGATATATCATAAGTAGTCATATCATCTAAATTTAATGGGAGAGAATTAGTGACCCAATTATATAAATTTTGAGAATTATCATAATAAGTATTTAAATTTATAGCTGGAGTAACATGCCAATAACTTGCGTATAAATTTATAATATCATTATTTGAATTATCCATAATATTAATATATATATTAATATTATCTTAATATTAATTTTAAAATAATTTATAAATTTTCACTCAAACAACTTGTAAATGCATTTTGAAATTCTGAATATCTAGAATTATTTAATGATTCCTGTAAAAGCTTCCATGGTGTTAATTCCTCAAGAACGTGTGTACCTTTATCAAGAAATAGATTTAATAGATTTCCACTAGATCCAGAAATCATACTTGTATTAGGGGTAGAACTTAGACTAGGAAACCCTGAAGTTGTTATTAAATTCCAAAATATGATATGAGGAACTGGAAAGGGAGTTTTATAAACAGATTTAAGACCTGCTTCTCTATATTTAAGTTTAATGTTATTAAAAAATGAATCTTTACTATCTCCAGCTTCATCTATTTGCATATCAGAAAAAATTACTAATGTTGTTTTCTTTAATTGATCTGGATGTACATTATTTTTAATTGCAGTTTGTAAAATTAAATCTAGAGCTGCATAGAAGTTTGTATTCATTCCCCAAGGAGCTTTTCGCACTTCAGCAACACATTCTACAAAATCAGAACAATTTTCAAGATTTATCCAGGTTGGTTGTTGACTAAAAGTTAATACTCTTTTACCAAATTTGGATTTTTCTGCAACTCTTAATCCTAATCCAATTGCTGAATATAAAGGTTTACCATTATCACATTCCATAGAACCTGAAGTATCCACCATAGCAATCATATCTTCTAATTCAGATGTATTTTTACATTGTTCAATCCACTGAAGGTTTAATGCCATTCTTTCTGTTTCATTAACTTGATTATCGCTATTATTTCTATAATTATAAGGATTATTTAATCTATCAGCATCTCTAACTAGATCAATTAAAGAAACATTTTTAGATTTAATCTGTTTTTTGCCCTCAGAACAAGCTTTAATGTAATAACTATAATTTAAGGCACAAGTTTCTCTATCATTTCTAACATCTTGTAAATTATGATTTCTTACACGGCCTTTTTTATCTTTATTTTGAAATGCCAGACTTTGTTTTCTAAGTGTGATGCTAGTTAAATGTTTATCAAAATTTATATTTTGCCATTCTCTACCGCATTGCTTAATTTGAACTGTATTTAATTTTTTATTTATATCAGTAATAGTTTGTCTAAAATGCATTAAAGCTTTATTTCTAGCTTTTTCTAATTTTGCTTGATCACTGGCTGTAATTATATAATTACTGAAATATCTATAAGCTAGTAAAGGTGTAATCCATCCAAATTTATTTGATTTCTCTCGAGGAATCCAACGAGCTAATAAAGATGGTTTTAAAGAATTACTATCTTCTTTTAATTGTCTACAAACTAAAGTTAATAGATTAGAACAAACAGGATGATTATTGATTTCAACATCAGATAAATTACATTCATTTTTAAAATAGTTTAAAAAATATTTAATATCTTTCCAACTTCCTAGAGGGATTCCATGTTTATCTGAAACACAATTTTCCATTGCAAGAGTAGCTAATTTATGTCCAAGATTTTTATATTTTTCATCTACGTGAATATCAAGATTTGCCCAAATAGCAATCATCATATAAGTTAAAGAATAGATTCCTTTTCCATTAATTATATCACGAGTTTGAGCAATAAGTTTATATAAGATTAAAAGATAATTTGCAGATTCTAGAGATTTATTTAGGAAACAATTTCTTACAATTTCTGTGTAAACATTTTTGAGATTATTTAATAGCTCGATATTCTGACCACCATTTTCCGTAAGTTGAAAAGAAAAACCTAAAATTTTTTCTTTATTTTCTTGCGACCAGTTATATTGAGGGTGAGAATTTTCACCTAAATGCATATTTTCTAAATTTTTATTAGTGCTATCCATAGCTGCGAGTAGGTAAGATCTGGTCATACTACATATATTTATGAAATATCTTTAAACCCTTTTTGCAAATGATTTTTTTGTTAAATTATGTTTAGTTCTTACGGTTTTAAAAGTAATATTTTTAGAGTCTTTTGAAATTTTTTTTTCAAAAATAAAAAAAAGTGAATTAATTTTTTTAAAAATATTTATATTGTCGCTAAAATATATATCATCATAATAATTTATAGCTTGAAGTTCATTATAATATTTTTCATTATCTAAAAATTTTTTTATATTATGTTGATCTAATAACAATTCATATTTAAATAAATTTTTAAGATTATAATATTTATTATTGATTGTTTTTCTGTCTTCAATTAATTTAAACAAAGATTCTTTTGAAATAAATTTATCTATATTTAAAAAACTTTTAAAAAAATATTCTGTTTCATTATTATTTATATAAATAAAAAATATGGTAATTTCTTTAATTGGTTCTATAAATGAAAAAATATTATTATTTATATTATTAAAATAATTATCTATCCAATCTTGATCTAATTCTTCTTCATTTTTTATTTCCATAATATTAATTTTAATTTATTCTTAATTTTTTATTTATACTTAATTATATTCTTCTAGTTCTTCTTTTTCTTCTTCTGTCAATAATCTTCCCATTTTTTTATCTTCATTATAATCAGCTATTTCTCTCATAATTTTTCTTTCTTCTTTAATCATATCATTAATTTCTTTTTCAGTATTAATAAATCTTGATCTATCTCCCATTAGTTCAATATCACTATTTCTATAACTTTCCCAATTTCTAATTAATTTATCAAATACATTTGGATCTATTTTATTATCTTCTATATTTTTTAATCTCTCACGTTCTTCCCTATACTTAATTAAATTTTCTTTATTAAGAATTAACCAACCTTTTTTAACTTTATCAGGAATTGAAATTTCTTGTTCTTCAGTAAAATCTAATTTTTTAAAATCCATAATATCCATATTATTTTCTACTACATTATCATTTAAACTTGGAAAATTTAAATTTTTAATGTTAAATTCTTCTTTAATTTCTTTTTTTTTTTGAAATTTACTATTATTGGGTCGTCCTCTTTCTCGCCTAGCAAATCTTGCACCTGTTTTCTCATTAGAATTTCTCATTTTTTTATACATTTAAAAATTATTTTTTTTAATCAATTTTTTTAAAAACTTAAAGATAGAATTTTATATATATTATCTCCTAACAGCTAAATATTTTTTTTTTAAATATAAGTCTATGCGCCCTTGCTTGAATAATGTTTTAAAGGAGATAGCACATGGATAAATTATTATAAATCTATTAAATCAAATAAAATGTATATTTTTATTTGATTTTTTAATATAAATCTAATATATAATGTCTATTGTTACTTTAAAGAAAAAATCTAGAAGATGGCAAGCTCCTATTAGTGGTCAAGGAGACTTAGGTTTTGCATTAAATGGTACATTACGTAATCATGATAGTGTTGGTCCAACTAACCTTGGTAAAAGTGTTAAAAGGACTCCATTTAGAGGTAATGAACCTATGGGACACGGTGGATGTTGTGGTACTTATAAAATAGATATTCATAATTCAGGAAGTTGTTGTACCAATGACAATAGAGTTATTAAAAGAAGTGTAGGTAATACAAGAGGATTAATTAATCAAACTTTATCATTTGGTAGACAAACTATACAAGCAGCTCCTGGGTTTGAGGGAATAAAAGAAGATTTAAAAAGATGTCAATGTCCTGAAGGAGGAGGAATCTACTTTGGTTCTAGAAATATTGTTAAAAATCCATTATGGATGACACAACATGAATATATATTATATAAAATTGTAGCAAAAAATGCAGGTGTATGTGGAGAAACTAAAAGAGTTACTAATTTTAAAGGAGAAAAAAGAAGATGTGAAGGAGGTGATGTTTTATTAGCTGTCCCTGGAAATACTTGTAATTCTGGTATTCCTGGGTCTAATTTTATTGGTACAAGAAGAATAACTAATAAATGTACTATTGCAAAACCAGATAATAATGGTGTTATTGATATGGGTACTTATTTACGAGGTCTAGTTTATAAAAATAATTGTTTACCTCAATTTAATAATTTACCTTATACTAAATATAATACTATGCCTGTTCCTGAATGGCTTAATCAACATGAATGTGGTGATCATGCTAAAGAAATAGTAAAAAATAGAAAAGTTATAACTACACCTGATTATGGAGAAATTTAAATTATTTATTTTTTTCTTAAATTATTCAAATGCTTTTTGCCTTGACATTCATGTATAGTTTTGTATTCACACGGTTTACAACATAATACTGAATTATCTGGGCCACTATAAACAATTTTTTTAATATTTAACTCTAATATTGTTTGGTGACAATCTTTACAGGGGGCTGAATCTTGCATATTACCTTTAGTGTCTTTTCTAACTACATACAAAACTGTTTTTTTAAATATCTTGTGCCCCTTATCCTTGTACATACTGAACATTATCACTATATTTTCCGAACGTCGTCGTCAAAGACGTTTGATACAAATTCCTCAAACAAGCAATTTCTGCATGACAACTACAAGTGTTTTTAATAAAATTATCCTTAGATTGTGTACGATCAACTGAATTGTGCCCTCGTCCCCTAATTTTTCCATTAACAACTGCGACACAACCATGCCTCATCAAAACCTTAGACTTATTTGCTTCATTCATTGCCTCAGAAAGATAATCATAATCTCGTGAACTGATAATTGCCATTTTTTCTATCTCTATCAACCCATTTTTTATTTTATTTCAATTTTATTTTTTGGATAATTGAAATAAAAACTATCTATATTTAATATTATAGAAAAATATGACAACTTATCGCCTAAAAATTTGGCTTGATCCCCAATTTATTGAACCTGATATTGCTTCTCTATATCAAGAAAGTGCAGAAAAACATAATAAAAGAATTAAAGAATGGAAATTAAATAATGGCTATGATTGTGATTGTGATGCTGGATTTGATTTATTTGTACCTTCAACAATTGAAATTAATAGAGTAGCTTGGGCTCAAAAAATTAATCATGGAATCAAAACATCGATGGAATTTAAAGGAAAACCTGTTTCCTATTATATGTATAGTAGATCTAGTACTCCTATTAAAACTCCACTTCGTCTAGCAAATTGTGTTGGAATTATTGATGCTGGTTATAGAGGCCATATGATGGCATTATTTGATAATATTCAACAAATTGCTCATACAATTAAAAAAGGAGATAGATTAGTACAAATTTGTTCTCCAAATATTACATATCCTATTGAAGTAGAAATAATTAATTCTATTGATAATTTTCAAACTTCTCAAAGAGGCACTGGTGGATTTGGTTCAACTGGAGAAGGATCTCTAAAAAATATTTAATCATCTCTTAATTTCTATAATATTCCTAAAACTATCTAGACCTTCCTTACAATATGGAGCAAAAATAGCAGTATTTATATCTAAATTTTTTTTATTACAATATTCAAATAGCATTTCAAATAATTGACGTTCTGCTGTATAAGTCCAATCTCTTCTATCAACTTCATGATAATCTAACATAAGTGGTACTTTTTTAGGCACTTTCACATTAAAATTATAATTACCATAGTTATTTTCTAATCCACAACAATAACAATTCATAATATCTTTTTTTCCAATAGCAAAAATATCCCATCGTAAAAAAATTTCAATATTTTTCCACTTATTTAAATAATCAATTAAATAACATAAATCAACATTAATTGCAATATCCATTCTTAATCTTATTATATAATCTGCACTATTATAGTGTTCAGAACATCTATACATATTATAACAATCAAGTATTTTATAATGTTGATGTATTGAACCTTCAAATTTTTTACATTTCTTGAAATCCCTTTTATTATAAATATTTAAATAATGAGAAATATTTGGTATTTCATTACAAGACTTTTTATAGTATTTTGTATTTAATAAATGAATATTTTCTAAATTTACATTAAAATATTTATTGGTATTTTCCAAATGAATATCATCTGTAGATATAAAGATTTTATAATCAAACCTATCTTTAAACTCCTTTGTAAAAATATAATGGTTGTAACTATATAAAATTTCTAATGAACTTTTATTGTTTCTTTTTTCGTTAAAATTATGAGAAAAAGGAGAGCTTCTTGATTCACCTGTAAATAAAAATATAATTTTTTGTTTCATAAATATAAAATAAAAACATAAAATTAATATAAAATAAAAACATAAAAACATAAAAAAAAATTGAAATAAATTTTTTTTCTTATTGATTATTATCTTACTATAAAAAAATGTTGATGGCGACTGCTGATAGTAATAGTACAGAATTTAAAAATAGGAAAAAGCTATTGGCCTTGCAAAGGTCTGCTATTAGTCAGTCTGAATGGAATAAATATTTGGAAAAAAATTTTTTAAAGAAATCAATTGAATCAGAAGAAAATATTATTGAATATGATTCACCTATTTTGGGTAAATATAAAAAAGGTAATATGTGGGATTTTCAAATTATATTTTATCCATTAGATTTTGGTTCTGAAACTGGACTAAGTCTAACATATAAGTTTAATGCTTATAGGCATATTACAATGGGAGAAATTTTAAATAATTTTCAAAAATTTATTAAAAATCAGCAACTTGTTTTAAAAATTATTTTTGGAGAAGATATATTCAATATAATTAAAAAATATCTTCCTAATCCTTTTATTGGAGACAACAATTATTTATATATACATAAACATATATTTGATTCACATGGATTTCCAACTGGATGTACTCGTGAAAAGATTCCAAATGAAAAAACATTAAATACAATTAGGACAATTTTAGATCCTAATCAAGATATTACTCAAATTAATCTGAGGTTAAGGAGTAAAAAATTGGAAAAGAAGCAATATTTTAAACAATTTATTGATTATTCAATTGTTCCACTTAATCCAATAGCTTAAAGATTATATTAAATATATTATCTTTTTTTTATTTATATGGAAAAGTGTATTCCCAAAATAGGTAGAAACTCTTTAAATAATGAAGAAAATCAAATAATTTCTAAAACTGGAAATGTAGTAGAATTAAATGAAATAAAAGTAGAAAATAATTCTGAAAACCGTCTTATTCCAGTAGAAAGAAGAATAGATTTACCAAGAAACAAAGATAGAAATAGTAATATTAATGATGATGTTAATAGTTTAGATGACAGAATCTTAGGTAGTGAGCCTAGTGATTCTAGTAATTTAGATATGTCTATAATAGAAGGTAGTATTGGTAGTAGTAGATCTTCATCACCAGATAAATTTGAAATAACAGATAAAAATAATAAATTTCAAAAAAATTTACCAGTAGAACAAACAACACAAACAATTAATAAAAAACCTAATCCTTGTGAATTTCTAAAAAATAAAATATCTGAATGTATTCCTCAAGATTTTCCTAATTTAGTATTAACTTTTTGTGAAAAAAATAATATAGAACAAGAAGAAGAAAACCAATCAAATAGTAAAAAAATAATAAATAAGTCCCAAAATATTTTGTATAAAAAATTATCATATCGAGATGTTAAAAAACAAATTGATAAATATTATCAACAGGATTTGATACATAGATATTCTTCAGCATTAGATATATTAGCTAGTTATCTTAAAGGTCAAAAAATAATTTATATGGAAGCAAGATATAGAACTGTAACACAACTTAATAGATTAATGTTTCCAGCTATTTTTATAACAGCTATTTGTTCAGTTCTTCAGGTACCTTTAGAAAATATTGAATTATTTAGAACAAAATGTTCAGGAGGCCAACCATCTACTGAACACAGTATCTCTTATACTTTTTTATTATCTATGGCTAGTGCTTTTGTTGCATTTTTATTGGGAATTATAAATTATTTAAAATTAGATGCATCGGCAGAGGCACATAAAATTTCTTCTCATCAATATGATAAATTACAAACAGGTATGGAATTCATGTCAGGTCAAGTTTTATTATTTAGTGATCCTAGATTAGGAAATAGTGATTATGTGGATTTTGAGGATCATGTAAAGATAGAAGATAGAAACAAAAGAGAAGCTCAAGTTAAATTAATTAAAGATATGAAAAAGAAAATAAAACAGGTTGAAGAGAAAATAGCAGAAATAAAAGAGACTAATCAATTTATAATTCCTAGAACTATAAGATATAAATATCCATTAATTTATAATACTAATATTTTTTCAATAATTAAAAAGATTGATGATCAAAGAGCTAAAACTATAACTAATTTAAAAAATATTAAAAATGAAATTAGATATATAAATGCACTTCAAAAAAAGAGTAATTTTAAATTAGATGAAGAAAAACAAAAGAGATTAACATTTTTATTCAGTCAAAAAAAGAAAAATGTTCATACAATATTATTTTTAAATACGGCATTTTCTATGATAGATAAAATGTTTCAACAAGAGATTTTAAATGCTGAATTAAAGAAAAAACATGGTTGTTGTTTTAGTATTAAATTTTTATTTTTTTGTTGTTGTCCTGAAACATTTAAAAAATTTGGGTTACCAGAAAATTATGTTCCACCAGAAAAAGTGGGAGGAGAATTATTAGAGAATCTAATGGGATTTGTTCAAAGTAATCCAATTGATGACTTGACTAATCAAGAATTGTATTTATATTATAAGGAATATAAAACTAAATATAAACCAAATCAAGAATAAAAAATAATTTAATCAATAATTGATTCCTCATATTGGTCTTCATCAATAATCTTCATAATTTCTCTTTTTTCATTTTGAATATTACATGCATGTTTTTCAATACAGCTACTTAATTCCTTATCATCAAATCCATTCATTATAAATTTAAATATAAATGTTTCTTTATCCTGACCGATTCTATGAGCCCTAGCTATAGCTTGATCTTCAATAGCAGGATTCCAATGAGGAGATACAAAATATATTTCATTAAAATGTTGAAGATTTAGACCTTCACATCCTGTTTGAATTTGTAAAATTAATACTTGAATATCTTTATCTTTAAGAATTTTTTCTCGATCACTTTGTGTAGATCTACCATCAAATTTTTCTACTTTTATTTTTCTATCCTTTAATTCTTTCTCAATTATATCTATTTCAGCTTTATAATTACAGAAAATTATTTTATTATTATTATTATCAATTCTTTCTTCTAATTTATTCAACAGTGCATTTATTTTGCTTCTTCCTTCTGTTCCTTTAAATAAAGTATCTTTTATATCACCTTCATTTAATTCATTATTTTCATGTTTAATAATTTCCACAACTTTTTCTTGAAGTAGTTTTGGATATACACAACATTGTTTAGCTCTCATTAAAAGTGGAAGTGTTGTCAAACCAAATTTACCACCTAAATTTTTTTCCGAGATTTTTAAATTACTAAAGCTAAGAAGACTATGAATTTCTTGAGCTAATAATTTTTCTTCATTAGTTTCCCAGTTTACTTTAATTTCTTCAATATTTAATTGTGGTAATTTAAGATTAATTTCATCTTTGGTTCTTTTCAATATAAATTTAACAACAATATTATACAAATTATTTGGATTTGTATAATATTTTGGTGGAATACCAATTTGATCACACAGACTATAGAAATCATTTTTTGAATTTTGAATAGGTGTTCCTGATACTATCCATCTTACTTTACTAATTAGCATTTTTGCACCTTTGAATAGTTTTGTTTTATTATTTCTTAAATGATGAGCTTCATCGAAGATAATTCTTCCCCAATTTATTTTATGTAAAGGATTATTTTGAGAAATATTATCAATAATTAGACTGTAGGTAGTTATAACCACATCAAATTTATTGATAATATTAATATTTTTTTCTCTTTTTGGTCCGTGTACGATTAATGTTGACAGATCAGTTGTTTTTCTAATAAAATCTCTCCATTGTTCTAGAAGACTTCTAGGAACAACAATTAAAGTTTTCATATTATTAGCAACAATTAAACCTGTCATTTGTATAGTTTTTCCAAGTCCCATTTCATCAGCTAAAAATCCTCCAAATACTTTTTCTGTATCACAAAAATTTCCATTTATTTCATTATTTAGAAGCCATTTTACTCCTTGACTTTGATGCGTTCGTAAATCTAATTTTGCATCTTCAATATATTGGGCAAATCTTTCCATAATCGTAAAATTTCTCTGCTGCTATGCAGAAAAAAAATTTATTTTCAATTTTTTTTAAAATTGATATTACTTTATTTTCTAAAAAAATAATACCAAATGCCTTTTTGTGCTCATTGTAAAAATATTGGATTATGTTTTACTGATCATTGGTTAAAAGATGGAAATAAGAAAGATTCAAAAATTATATGTCCGGTTTTATGTAATACAATTTGTAAATTTTGTAAACAAAAAGGACATACTATTAGTTATTGTGAAGAATTGAAAAAGAAAGATCAATTACGTATAATGAATACTTATTTAGAATATAAATCATTAGAAAATTTTACTAAGGATTTATTTTTAGATGATAATTTAGTTTGTCAAGAAATTTATCTAGATTGACAAGATAGATTTAAAATAACTTAAAAGTTTTCAATTTTTTTCTACTTTTATTGTTTTTTTATTTTTATTTGTTTTTTTAAAAATGTAAGGAATGCAAGCAGTAGCACAACTTCCTACTGTATTTCCTAAAGCATTTATATTTAAATTTCCTCTAGTAGCATCAATTATTAAATCAATCATATTTGCTACTGTGCCATTATCTATTAATAATAATAAAACAGCTTCTTCTTCTCCATAGGTTTTTTCATCAATAATTTCTCTCACAATTTTTATAGCATAAATTTTTTTATCGGCACCAGACATTGGAATATTATCAACAACCTCCATAACTGATTTTAATATTGATGGTAAATTTATTAAACTTATATTAGTTTGATCTAATAAATATCTAACTTCTTTTAATGCTTCATTATAATTACTGAGGTTAGTTAAAGTATTGACTTCTGGTTTTGGTTTTTTTAAATTTAAAACAACAACATCTTGATTAGGAACTTCAACTTCAATATCAACATTACTTATGGTCATTTATATTAATAATTTATATTTTTTTTTCTTGATTTAAATTTATTATTTTTTTTTCTTGATTTAAATTTATTATTTTTTTTTCTTGATTTAAATTTATTATTTTTTTTTCTGCCACCTTTTATAGTATTTGGAGATCTTGATCTTGATCTTGATCTTAATCTTGATCTGGATTTATTATTAGATATTCTATCTTTTTTTAAAATAGCATCAATAAGAAAATAAATCTGAGTATTAGATATTGTAATACCTTTTCCTGGATGATAAAATAATCTATTTTCACCTTTTTCATCTTTGGGAGCATAATGTCTATAAAGTCTATCTAATTTAAATAATTTATTATTCAAATCTGTGTGACTTGGAACTGTATATATTAAAGATATACCATTTTCTTCTAATAGGCTAAACAATAAAGATTTAAGAAATAAAAGATAATGTATATTATTTTCATGATCTATTATATAATTAATTATTAATCTTAATAGTTCAAAATGCTTAGTATCAGAAAGTTTATTATTATTTAAATCTTCTTTATATAATTCTGTGGATAAATTTACATTATTAATATCAGAAAACCAATCTGGATTTTTTTTATATTCATTATACATATAATTTAAATAATCAGAATGTTTATTTATTTTACTCATATATTATTAACTTACATAATTAAATAAATGTAAATCGATAAATTGAATTAAATCATTTAAATTTGTAAATTTTGTTTTAAAAGAAAAATTATCTTTTTTTAAAGGTATAATAGTGTAATAAGTATTTTCATTTTTAATAATAGAAAATTTATCAATAATATTTTCTTGTCTTGAAAAATCTAATTGAATAGATTTATTATCTATATTTTGGTTTATTAAATCAAAATTATAATCATTAAATAATTTATAAATATATTTAAAATCTTCAATCATTTAAATATATTATATTTTATTTTTTATCTACTTTTTTAAAAGTATTTGAATTTTTAGATTTTTAAAATAATAAAAAATCTAAAAAATAAAGCCCATGGCGGGACTCGAACCCGCAACCCCCAGATTAGAAGTCTGGTGCGCTATCCATTGCGCCACACGGGCACAAGAAAAAAATCTAATCGCTCTGTACTGGTTTCGAACCAGTGACCTTGCGGTTAACAGCCGCACGCTCTGACCAACTGAGCTAACAGAGCACAAAAACAAATAACCAAATGGTTATTTATACTGCACGAAACTATTTACATCAAAAATAGTAAATATTTTTTGCTGTTAGTTTCTAATTCAAGAAATGATTAAATAATTTTTATATATAAATTATTCTATTCTGCTGCTCATTTCTAAAAAACAAATAACCAAATGGTTATTTTTGGTTTTCTCTGCGGGGAATTGAACCCCGAACTCTCGGGTGAAAGCCGAGTATCATTACCATTAGACCACAGAGAAATTTTTTTGTAAAAAATCTAGGTTTGCACAGAGTGGGGTTCGAACCCACGAGGCCGAAGCCAGCAGAGCTTAAGTCTGCCCCCTTAGACCACTCGGGCATCTGTGCTTTTTTTGTAAAAAAATTAGCAAGTCCAAGTTTCGATCTTGGGACCTTCGGGTTATGAGCCCGACACGCTTCCACTGCGCCAACTTGCTATAAGTTCCCACTCGGATTCGAACCGAGGTTTGTTGATTCAAAGTCAACCGTCCTTGACCGCTAGACTATGGGAACTTTAATTTAAAAAATCTAAATGCATGGGACGAGATTCGAACTCGCGAGGCCGAAGCCATCCGAGCTTGAGTCGGACCCCTTAGACCACTCGGGCACCCATGCATATAATTCCTAACAAGGGGATCGAACCCTTGACCACCAAGTTAAGAGCTTGGCGCTCTACCAACTGAGCTAGTCAGGAATAAGATATAAAAAATCAATACCCTGTAAGGGGCTCGAACCCTTGGCCACACGGTTAAAAGCCGTGCGCTCTACCAACTGAGCTAACAGGGCATTTTTTTTGTAAAAAATCTAAGTTTGCTGACATGCGGGCTCGAACCGCAGACCTTCGGCTCATAAGACCGATGCTCTGACCAACTGAGCTATGCCAGCTTTTTTTTTATTGCAAGGAACTTTTTATCTAAAGCTTAAAAGGCTTCTTATTATAATATTTGCTGTAAGTTCCTTTTAAATATTGCTTTGAGCGGTTTATAAATTCAATAAAGGAATTTTTAAAAATTGCTGTACGCTCATAAATATTGCATGAAACCTTTTTATAAAATTTTAAATTATTAGCTGCAGGTTTCTATAATATTGTCATTATTTGCTAAGAGCTCTTAAAAATTATTTTTTTTTTGCTGTTTGCTCTTGTCTCTTGTCTTTTTGAGAAGAATTATTTATTTTTCATACTACATCTTCCCCTCACAATATACCATATCGGTGAATCTTTAAATTGTTTATAATATAAAATCATTAATAAGTTTTTAAATATTTTTTAATATAAATAAAATTAGAGAGATTATATCTTTATTTTATATGGAGTGTGTTATTTGTCTTAAACAAATTAATAATTCTTTTTGTCTACCCTGTTTACATCATTTCTGTAGAAATTGTATTCTTCAATGGTGTCATAAAAAAGATACTTGTCCTAAATGTAGAAAATTTATATTTTTTTTAAAACCTGATCCTGAATTTGATGAACTTAATTTTAAATTTTCTTTCTCTTCTAATTCTAGTTTAGAAAATTTACCTATTCATTCTTCTATTTCTGAAACTAATAATTTTGACCCACAAAGAATTAAATTTTGTTCTATCGACTTTTCTAAATCCACTCTTGATAAAATTGGTCTTACTTTAACTTCTGATGATAAAAATAATGTTATTGTTACACACGTTGATCAAAAAGGTTTAGCTGCACTTTCTGGAATTAAAAAAAAATCTATTTTTATATCTATTAATGATATTCCTTGCATTTCTCATACTCAAACTATTAAAATAATTGATTTTTGTAAAATTGTCAGAGAAAATATTGAATTTAAAATTGTTTTACCACCTTCTTCCTCTCTTTCCAGAATATGTGGAGAGATTAATACCCTTTTTTAATTTTTTTTATTTTAAAAAATTGATTTTTTTTTACTACTTTCTTTACATCTAATTTTATTATGACGCCTAATCTTTACTGTCCTATCTCTCAAGAAATTATGACCGATCCTGTCATTTGTTCTGATGGAACAACTTATCAAAGAGAACATATACAAAGATGGTTATCTGATCATAATACTAGTCCTTTAACTGGATTACCACTTGATAGTTTACAACTTACACCTAATTTAATTTTACGAACAATTATCAGTGATGAATTTCCTTCCTTACAAATGGCCTCTCTCTCACCTACTCAATCTCCACCCACCAGTCCTAATCCTCCTTCATCTCCTACTACATCAACTACATTCTTCCATAATCTTGATAATAATAATAATATTAATTTAAATTTCAATTCTGATAATAATAATAATAACAATAATAATAATAACAATAATAATAATAATGATGATGAAAATTGGCTTCACCCTGAAAATTTAGAGAGAAGTAATATGTATTATTACGAGGGCGGTTTTCATAATGTAGCTATGAGAAACCGCAGAAATTCTAGAAATTCTAGAAATTTAAATAGAAATTTAAATAGAAATTTAAATAGAAATTTAAATAGAAATCACAATGATGGATCTCACTATATTCGTCCTCTTGGAGCAGATTATTATAATAATGATAATAATAATAATTTAAATGATAATTATAATACAAATAATCAATTAAATTTATGGGCAAGACTCGGGGTTATCATTGATTCTAGAGAAGATTTAAATTCTCAAAATATTCCTATTAATCCTGTTAGAATGATCAATGAAGAATTTATTGAAGTCAGTCAAAATGATATTCGGAGTATTATGTCATTACTTAATGCCTTATCTAATGCTAATCAAATATTAATGAACTAAAAAAAATTTTTAATTATATATTTTTTTTAATCTATAAAATCGCTAGGATCAAATTTTTCCATCACAAATGATGGTGCCAAATTTAATATTGATATGTCATTTATTAATGCAAATCTAGCCAATTTAATTCTTAAATTATAATACATTTCCATACTCTTATCATAATAACTATAATTTCCATAATTATCTGCATACTCCTCTCTAAATAAACCCATAGCAATTGCCCATAAAAATCTATTCCATAAATAAATACATACTATTGGTGTATTTCCAAAAAATTCATTTCCTATAATTAATTTATCTAGTTGTTTTAATATTTTATATGTATATTTATCACTTGGAGAAATTGTATCAATATCTTGTGCATAAGTAGCAATGCCATCAATCATTGGATTTCTGAATCTCCAACAATTATTTCTTTCTCTCAAATCCCAAATTAATTTAGGTATTAAAGATTCTTTTTTTTCTCTTTGATTATTTATATTTTTTTTTATTACTTCTAAAGCCCATTTACTTTTATTTATATAATGAATATACATTTGAAGATCTGGTGGAAGCTGATGGAAATAATCCATCAATCTTTTTTCTCTCCATGTCTAAAAAAATAATATAATTATATTTCAATTTTTTTTATTTATTATTTTATAAATATGACATATCTTAATAAAAATACAATTAGATATTTTTTAGATCTTTTAACTGTTAATAATCAAAAACTACCTTATTTTCCTAGAGAGATTAGAGAAATTATTTGGGAAAAATATTTTACTGTTAATTTTATTTCATGTAATATTTGTAACCAAATTATTCTTGATCTATCTATTAATATTAATGAACCTATTAATACTGAATCTGTGGTTATGACTAATGGAAGTTTAAATTGTCAAAACTGTAAATATATGGATGATTTATTTCTTTAATATTATAATTTTTTTTGTAAAAATTATAATTCTCTTTTTTATTATAATGAATCTCAGAGATTTTCTATTATATCCTGAGAGATTTCCAAATAAAGATTGTGTTTTTTGTAATAAAAAAATTAAACTTACTGATAAAAATCAATATTATTTCCAAATATTGGGTCTAGGAAAATTTGATAAAAAATATATTTGTGATCAGTGTCTTAGAAAAAAAATATATAATGATTATAGAGATTAATTAAATTCTCATAAAAGTTGGTGCAAATAAATAAGTAAATGTTCTTAAATCTTGAATCATAACACCCTCATTTCTTCTTACTATCTTATTTCTTATTTTTTTTAATATTCCCTTTATTTTTTCATTCTTTAGAAAATCCCAAGAACTTTCTTTACAATCTACAAATAATATTCCTCTTGCTAATCCTTCTAATCTTGATTCCCAAAAAGTTATGTCTTCTGTACCTGTAAATATTTTTTCAATATATTCAAGATTCTTTTCAATTTTATATGGATTTATATACCATCTTATATTACAATTACCTTCTGTACCCATATATTGACAATAATCTTCATTATTTGTATATTTAATTTCTCTTTTAAAATTAATAGCCAAATTAGTAATATCTATCTTTCTTTTTATAAATAAATACCAAGCATCTATAATCTTATTTACCATATCATTATACCATTTTCTTTCAGATTCAACTATTATATTATATTGTATTTCGATAGGCAAAATTCCCATAAAAGGAAGTGGAAACATTTTCATTTTTCTAAAATTCTCTCCCATTCTCTGAGAGATTTTTAGATTTTATTCTTTATAATTTTTTTTTCAATTTTTTTTAATTATATTATAATTAGTCTCTATATGGAAAATTTATATTTTTAAAATATAATAAATTTTTATTTTCATTGTATATAAATTTATAATAATCGTTAATTGTAAACATTTGACATTCTATTTGAAATATAGGACATTCTTTATCATCATTCTGATATCTAAATAGCATACTATTATTATAATTTATATTATTATCATTTATGTAATTATTAACAATAACTAATGATTTTTCATTGAATAAATGTTGATAAAATTTCAATAGGTCTAATTTATTAAAAAAAACAAATCGATATGCTAAAAGATCATTTACTTCATATATTGTTTTTAATTTAAATTTATTTTTTTTTTTTAAAAGCACTTGGAAATGATTTAATTCTAGAACTTTGCAAATGACATGTTATATCTTGAATTTCTAAAATATTTTCATAATTGATTAACTCTTTTTTAGCTAATAATTTAATATTTGGTATAAATCCTGCTTTTATCGAAAAAAATAAATTTAATAAAAAAATAAATATTCTATTCATATATATTTACTTTAGAAGAGAATTTAATATATATCTCTCGGTAATTCTAAACACATAATACAATATTCAAATCTCATTAAATTATTAACTAACCATCCCTCCATTTCTACCTTATCGTCTGTTGAATCCCAAATATAATTATTATCGCGTTCCCAGGTTCCTATTGAATATAAATTTTCATTATTTTCAATATTTCCATTTTTAATTATTATTTCCTCAATAAAATCTGATTCATTATAAAATTTAATACATATTTCTTTATTTTTTTCTACTTCTTCTCTTACTTTCTCTCTACTTTCTACATTATTTAATTTTAATGATTTATTATATTCTTTATTTAATGGTCTTATTTTTGGTGGAGAATAGACTGGTCTCATATTATATTCACGCATTGTATCAAATAAATTATTTGGCCTTTTCTCAAGAATTAATGGTTCTATAAATGTTGGTCTCGTTTTCTTTGGTGATGATTTCGGTCTCTTTACAAATGACATATTTGACCACATACTTATTATTTAGTATTTAAAAAAAAGTATTTAATTTCAATTTTTTTATTTAAATAACTAATTAAAATACAGACCGTCTGCAATAATCTGGATGTTGTCTGCAAATAAATCTAGCCATGTGTCTACAATCACATAGACAACTTAATGTTTGAGTATTATGAAAAGGTAATTCTATCCAAGGTGAAAATCTATTTGGTCGGTTTATTTTATGTTTTTCACAACAATTACACTTATTTAAATAGTCTAACTTTTCTTGATAATTACTTCCTTCAATTAAATCTATTTTATTTTGGAGCTCATTCTGGAAAGTAACTGCATCTTCAGAACACTCGGTTTTACCTGTAACGCCTGTTGTCATTATCTACTTTTTTCGAATACTTATAATTTATTTTTTTTTCAATTTTTAAAAAAAATAAAATTAATTTTATTATCCCAATTCTTGGTATTGATTAAAATAATTTACCAAATAACTTTCCAATTTATCATCAAAAAATTGATTAACTGTTATCTCTCCAACTAGATTAATTTGAAATAGAGCTTTAATTGTTTCTATACTATTTTTACCAAATATTTGAAATAAATAAAATAATTTTGCATATGATGCTGCGTCTACCATATTTTTTGAACTAATTACTCCTAATTCTTTTAAAACTTTTCCTGTATGATAATAAGTTTGATTAACACCTCCATTTAAGCATTGAGAATTATTTACTAATATAATATT